GACCGCGCATGTTTGCGTGGAAGCCTTCAAGTGGCGTCATCTCAGGCACCTCGACAGTCATCTCGCCAACGGTCTGTTGAATGAGGTTGCCGGTGGGCTTGAAAATCGTGCCGACGATGTCCAGGATAAAGCCAGGCGCAGGCGCGTGGCGCGTTCCTACGACGTTGCCGTCCTCGTCCTTGACCTGCACTTCAACAGCTGCACCAACAGCTGTCAGCGCGCTCCACAGAGCCGCTTCTGATTCTGCTTTGAGGTAGTAGTCCATGATGATTCCTTATTGGGTGATGGCTTGAAGCTCGGTGTTGGACAGGCGCTTGGGAAAGTAAGCAATACGCTTGATGTGCCCGTTGTACGAGCGCGATTGATCTTCAAGCCTATAACCTATGCTCAGCTGGTTAACTTGCGGCACTGACCCAGATGTATCAGTGCCAGCAAGCGAACCATTTGCAGCAAACGCAAAATCATTGAGCTTGTATGCAAATGCAAGAGCTTGATCTACATTGGCGCCTATTGAGCCGCCAGATATACCAGCCTGCGTCCCGGCACTTGATTGTGCCCAGCCGTAAGTACTAGAAGACCCAAACAGCGCAACATAGTTGCTAGATGTTCCGTCGCTCATATACACGGATGGGTTGTTGTAGTTAGGGTCAGAGCCAAAGAACTTACCCTGGGACAATATGGTGCCTTCGCTTTGATTGCGAATTGGCTCCATTGCCGAACGGGGTAGCAGCGCTTTGTCTTGTGATCTTGTAGTTGCTGCGCTGCTGCTTACATCTGCAGCGCGGGTTGCTGTGGAGCCGAAGGTTGGGATGTAGGAAGTTGCGACAGCGCTTGTTTCAAGCTGGGCACCCCAAACGGAAATATCAGCCCCGGCTTGAATTTGCTCCAGGTCAATAAAGTTGTATCCGGTTTGTTGTGGCGATCCAGCCCCTGAGAATCTCTGCCAAGTTGGAGTAGCTGTAATCTGCGCAACATTGGTGTCACCAACTTGGAGCGCCAAGGTGTAGTTGGAGCCAGTGTTTGACTTAACCCAAATCGATGCGCAGTATGAAGTTGATGAGCTAAGGGCTCCCGATCCAACTCTTACGGTCCCAGCCGAAGTTGTGGTAATTCTTCCGGCGGTCATTGACCCATCTGGGGCGGTTGAATAATTTTCAGTCAGAACTGCGGTGTTGTACTGCTGCCAATTGCTCCCGATATTGGCAGTTATAGAGCTGAGGATAAGATTCGTTGCGGCGCCTTCAAGCAAAAGCCCCTGGCTGACCCACTTACCAGAATCGCTGTCATACCCATAGCCATATCGGGCTTGATTGGGACCGGCAGTGCGCAAAACGCCCGTGCTGTCGAAATATGTGGCGGATGAATTGCGGGAGGTGAAGATTGGCTTTACGTCGATTAAACTGGTGTCAAACGAGCCAAGCTCAAACTGCGAGCCCCAGCAATAGATGTTCTTGCTACCGGCGCCGCCGCCGCTTGGGTATAAAAGACCAAGCATGTTTGTCTTGCCAGCGGCAACAGTCGCTGTGACGCTCACGCGATACCAGCCATTCCCCGCGCTTGAAATGGCGCCAGTGCCATTACCTCCGGTAATTGATGGGACCCCGTTTGTCCAGGCAATATTTATGCTTCCATAATTTACACTTGTCGCGACGTCATATATTGCCCAAGCAATCGAATCCGGATTTGGACCTGCCTTCACATAAATAGAACAACGGTAAACTTGACCGGCGCTTACTGTTGACAGCGCATTAACGAATAAACAGGTGACGCTTGTCGGAGAGGGTACGTTCTGAACAAGCAGCGCGGTGTATGTTCCATCAGGCGCAACGGCGGCATTGAACACGCCAAAGCAATTCAGGAATGACACCGAAGACGGATAGCTGACATTGCCAGAAATATTCGTTCGCTGCTCCTCAATCAACAAACCCTTGCATTCGCCAGTAACTGGGTCAAAGTCGATGCGCGGCTTGTCATTGCGCAGCGTTTGCAGCACACCATTGGAGTCGTACCGCGTCGCCGCAGATGCACGGTTGAACGTGATTCGGTTGTCGACGGACTCGCTGTTGGCGAAGTCCAGCAACAGCGATGGACGAATCTGAGGTCCCGCCTTGTTCAGACGGTTGAAGTTCTGATCAACCTCCGCATTGGTGAGGGGAGACCCCTTTGCGGTCGCCCCAGGTGCGGAGGTCGTGCGCGTGGTTAGCTGTGCCATTCAGGGGTCTCCCGTTTCATCAAACAGCCGACAGCGTGATCGTCCAGGTGACGGTCATCGTGTCGTCAGCGGCTTTGTTGACCACGGCGAACGTGGTGCGGCAGAGCATGTCGCCGCCAGATGCGGCGTTGAAGATGCCCGCCTCGACGATTGCGCCGGTCGCGTCACCAGCCTCGAAGGCGCAGACGTACTGAACCTTCTCGTTGTTGCTGCCGGTGATCGTGGTGGTGTCGATTGCCTCGCGCGAGCCAAGGATCGACTGCAGATCCGTTTGAGGAGCGGCAGCGGCGGTGTTGTTGGAGCCAAGTGCCATGTGAGACATGACAGCTTTGGCGGTGCCAACCATGCGGGAGGCGATGTATGCCAACCCAGCATTTACGACAAGGTTCTTGATCTCGCGCTGATCCTTGACGTTGCCATCCTTGTCTTTGAGGACGAGGCTGACTTCGCCGGAGAGTTTGAGGTTTTCATTCAGCATGGTGATTTTCCTTTTCAGAAAGTTCTGGACGCCCCGACGAAGTCGCCCCCGAAGTAAAAGCCATCAGAGCAATAACTCTGATTGGCAAGCGACCCCGTGTCGGAGATCGAGGTCGTATCCACTTTGACTAGCCCAGGAGACCTGAGCACTTGATCGGCTGCGCGTCCCGCATCGGTAAGCGCTTTGCCGGAAAACTTGGATGCCGCGTCCATTGCGCGGCTTGTTTCAGCCAACACCTTTCCAGGGGTCAGCACCTTGACGTCGGTGGCGCCAGCAGCGTCAGAAGACGCCTTGCCTGGGGACAACACACGCACGTCGGTGACGAAAGAAGACTCCGCCAGGGTTCTGCTCAAGGCTTTGGCAAGGAAGTCCGCCACACCATAGGTGTCAGACAGCCTCTTCCCTGGCTCAAGCTCTTGGTCGTCTAGGTTGGTTGTGAGCCCGTCAACGTCATCGGTCGCGCCCACGCCATCACCCAGGGAGCGCACGTAGTTGACCTGCCGGTAGAACAGGTCGGTTGCGCCAGTGATGTCGGACAGCCCCTTTCCAGGCGTCAAGAAGATCGCATCCCGCAGGACGACGATCTCATCGTTGACGTACTCCTGTGCGAAGAAGTCATAGGCGTAGGGCTCGGGCAGGAGCTTGCCCAGCGCATTGCTGATCGCGTCCACAGCGCGAGATGCGTCCACCAAGGGCTTTGTCCCGCCTTTGTGTAGGACATCAGCGAACGCCGCGCTGTCTGCCGACACCTTGCCGAGTGACAGAGACTTGAGGTCTGAGACGACCCAGGCGTCACTCAGTGGCTTGCCGCTTTCTTTGCTGATCAGGTCAGTGGCACTGCTCTGGTCTGCAAGCGCTTTGCCCTGCGCCCTGAACAAGGCGTCAGCAAACGCAGCGCTGTCAGACAGTACCTTGCCGGGTTTTAGGCTGGCGGCATCTGTTGCACCAGCTGTTTCCGACAACGGTTTGCCAACGTGGGCGGCGCGCGAGTCAGCAACAGCTGTTGTGTCGCTGTTGTTCTTACCAGTCTCTTTGTTTGCTTTGTCCGATGTCGAGGCGGCGTCAAAGTTTGTCTTGCCAGGACCCTTGCTGATCGCTTCGGCTGCGCCAGAGCTATCAGCCAGAGACTTCGCAGTGAACAGCTGCTTGACATCTGTTGCGCCAGACCCGTCCGCTAGGTTTTTCCCGGTCTCGATGGACTTGGCGTCTGACGCCCCGGAGCCGTCAGCGAACTTGCGGTCGAACTGGACAGTGCGATCAAAGATGTCAGTAGCAACGAAGCGGTCCGTCGTGAACTTGAAGAAGTCGACCTCTTGGTCATCCTCAATCGTCAACGCTCCGTCGACGTCGTCAGTGAACCCAACCGTGTCCTGGAGCGCCTTGCCAAAATCACGGCGAGCAACGTCTGAGAACCGAGCCGTGTCGGCGATGTTCTTGCCCACCTCGGCGATGTACTTCTCTGCTGCAGCCGACAGGTCTACCAGGACCTTGTTGGGTCCTTTGGAGATTTGCTCCGCTGCTCCGCTGCTGTCAAGCAGGGGCTTGTCGGTTGCCAGGACAGCCTTGTCAACAGCCTTGAAGGAATCGGCAAGGGGCTTGCCAAGGAAGTAGACATACAGGTCGCGGGCGCTGAAGCGCTCCTCTCCGCCCGAGCCGCCGTAGATGTAGTCCTCGGCAAAGTAGTCGAACGAGTACGGGACGATCCCGCCAAAGACCTTCTCTAGGTCCTTGAAGTGCGCGTCAGTGATCTGAGAAGCGTCAGCCTTGTTCAGCCCATAGGCTGAGGCGTACTGGTCGACAACAGCTGTTGCGTGAGCCAGCAGCTTGCCAAAGTCTCGCCGCGTTGCATCCGAAACCGGGACCGTGTCCTCGCGTTCCAGGATGAGCAGGAAGATGCCGATCTCATAGACGAGCTTGATGTACTCGACCTGAGCCTGAATCGAAATTGCGCTGGCGCTGGCTTCTGCTTTGATCGCTGGCGCGTTGACCGCGCTTGTGATGACGCGCCAGACCGCGTTCAGATTCACGCAATGTCCTCGCGCACCTTGAACTTCAGCAGTTCATAGGCGGTCTGCCGTGCCCCAGTGCTGCTCCACACAGCCTCGATCTCGCCTTCGTAGTCGCCAGCGGGGACGTTGAGGTCCCCTGGTTGCCACTGGAAGATTGCCTCGCCGTTTGTGGCGGTCTGCGGGTTCACAAACCCGTTACGTGAGAAGAGCGCGGTCGTGCCGCCAACGGCGCGGAAGTGAAGCGTCACCGATGCGCCAGTCAGATCAATCGGCTGACCAGAGTTCTCTTCAGTCAGGGTCACCTTGACCTGTGGGTAGGTGTCGCCTTGTACAAGCTTGATCTTTTCTGCCATCTCAGACTCCAGTCAGAGTCACGCGAACGTCGCCGCGTGTGTTGCCTCGGGCTGCGCGGTTGCGCGCCACATTGACCGCAGCGTTGAATAGCGACAGCGCAGAGGCAGCAGCGGGTCCGTTCGTCCAAGGCTTGTTTGCCATACCCAACAGCCGGTACTTCGCGCCGTGAGCGATCCCCTCGGCGTAGTCCTCAAACAGGATGTCGTCGAAAGCGGTCGCCTTCCTGGTGGGCTTGAGCGCTACGCGCAACGTCAGTGAGTTCGCAGCCGTCTCTTTGGGCACGGGGAACACAGTGATCGTGCGCTCGTCTTTCTGCAGGAACTGACGAGGGTCAGCTTTCTTGATGCTCGCGTTGGAGAACAGCGAGTTGTAGACCGTGGCTGCGTCTACGTTGTCAGGCGCAATCGGGTCAAGCTTCGTATCCTTGTACCAAGCTCGCATGATCTTGGTGACCAGCTGACCAGTCGGCGGCTCAAGGTCGTAGTCCGTCTTGTTCAGGATGACCGTGATCGGATCGTGATCGCGCTGGATGATGAGCGACTTCTCGCAGAACTCGATGAGCGAAGCCCGCAGCGCGACGTCAGCCGTGATCTCCGGGCACCCAGGGATTTCAGGCAAGACGTAGGGATAGAAGTCGCTTAGCGTCGCCATCTTTATGCCGCGTCAAGTTGGGTCGCCTTGGATGGAACGCCATCCATGTTTGCGACATTGGGTGAAGTGGCGTAGCGACGACGATTGCCGATGCCCAGGCTGTTGGCGAACATCTGGTAATGAACGCCAGCGCGCTGCATGTTCCCGGCGTACTCGCTGTCCTTGCTGAATGCGCGGTACAGGATGTAGTCCAGCAGCACACCAGAGTAGATGTCCTCGTTTGACAGGACCGACGTAGACGACAGATCGCCGGACGTGATGTCGACCGGAGACTTCGAGTACACGATTTCAAGCTTGTGCCCAGCGGTGGCAGGCGGGTAGACGTAGAACGTCTTCGGGCTGCGCTCGTCGAACATGAAGTGCTTGAGGCTCGTCGATGACGTCTCGGTATGCCAGTCGGGCAGCTGAGCATCAAGGATTTCCCGCTCCACCACGCGGACCGCACGACCCACTGCGTTGGCAGCAGATATGTTGCGGACTGCATCCAGGAAGCGGTTGCCATCCGTAGGGATGGACTGCTGAGACCCAGCAACCAGCGTCAGGACGAAGGTCGATGAGTAAATATCGGGGCGATGGATCGCAAGCTCCCGGCGTCCATCATTCAAGTAGCGGAGCAGCTCGGCTTGCGCCCAACGGACGTTGGTTTGGTCCTGAAGGATGTCTCCAGCCCTGGTGAGGATTTCATTGGGTGTCTGTGCCATGTGGCTCTCCGGTCTTTGGGATGGCTGACCTTCTGCGACGAACAACCTTCGCGGGCTCAGGCTCAACCTTTGCGGGCTTGGGCTCTTCGTAAATCTCGTAATCGCCAGAGTCCATCAGGACCTTGGCATACGCATAAACATTGCCGTTTCGTTTGTGTCGTAGAAGCATTGGAAGAAAGGGCGGACCGAGTTGCCCCAGCCCGCCCTACTCATCAGGCGTAGAAGAAGCCTTCGACCAGAGCCTCGGGCTTGATCACCTTGTAGCCAAACACGTTCAAGCCACGAACGATGTTTCCGAACGTGGACTGCGAACGCAGCGTTTCGACTTTGGTGATTTGCGAAGCAAAGGTGATGGCGTCGCGAGTACCTGCGTACACGTAGGTGCCCTTGACGGTGCCAGCGCCAGCGTCACCAGACATACGGGTCGCGCCAGTTGCGGTGGGCAACAGGTTCGACACGTAGAGGGTGAAGCGGTCGATGGTGCCGAGGCGACCATTGCGCAGCGGGGTCTGGTTGTCGCCAGTGATCGAGGCGTCCTTCAGATCGGACTGCTTGATCATGGCTGCCATCCACGCAGGGATGACCATCCAGCGACCCATTTCAGGCACGTTCTGCTCGTCCAGGACCTGACCCATTTCCACGATCTTGTTGATGACCGTGGTCTTGGACAGCTGAACGCCGGTCAGACCACCAGTGGCGTTGCCGTCGCCGAGGTTGATGTTGGCGGACAGAACACCGGCAGATGCGCCTTGGTTGGCGGCAGCTGCAGCGTTCTTCACGCCAGCCAACACATCGGTGTCCACGGAAATCTTCATCTGCTGAGCAGCGTCATTGGTGAAGATGTCCATGAGCTTGAGGTCAGCCTGCACCTCATCGACGTCGTCCACGACGACCTGGAAGTACTTGCCCTGATCGATGTTCAGTTCGATCACGCTGTTGGTCGGGACCTGAGAAGACAGGGTCTGACCTTTGCTGTACGAACTGATGGTGATCGAGGGGATCGTGCGAATCTCGACCTTGTCGCCTTGGTCTTTGATCTCGCCTTCCCAGTCGTTGTTGGTGATCTCGGAAAGAACGGTCGAGCTATAGAACTTGACCTGGAGCTTGCCGGACCAGATTTGCGGGATGAACTTCCCGGTGTAGCCGTCGGTGCCGGAACCGGCGCCGTAGTAGTTTCCAGAAACAGCGATGGACATTTGAAACTCCTTGGTTGTATGTCCTCGCCGCCCCTCTGTTTGCTAAGCGTTCGCGTCAGACCGGATTGTCTGCTTCAACGAAAGCGCCCTTCAGATTGAGCGGCGAATATGTCGGATTCAATCCGAGCCGCTTCTGCCTCAGCGATCTTTCCACGCCTGACGTCGTCGTAGAAACGAGCGACATCCTCCGTGGTCCAGACCCTTTTTGCCGGTGCTGCTGCAGGTTGCGCTGCCCTCGTCGAGGACGGCACTACCTGATCAGCGCGGCTTGGCGGTCGCGACTCAGTGCTTGGTTGTCTCGACTGCTCAAAGGAGTTGAAGAAGTTGGCGATGCGCCATGCATCGAGCTTTTCATAAGCGTCGTCAAAGAGTTCCTGCCTCGGGCGACCTGTATACGGGTCGAGCCCTGAGAGGTGGTTCAGGAAGTCCTGATCGGTATTCAGCTGTTCCCACTGCGGAGCGTCTCGGTTCAGTGATTCAAAGAACGCCTGACGTGCGACCCTGCGCTGCGCCTCCGTGACCTGTTCAAGCTGCTTCTTGACATCACCGTCTACGCCATTCGCGCTCTTTGCAGCGCGTTTGACCATGTCGATGAACTCCGCTCCGTACTGCTCAACCTCTTCCGGCTTGATGCCGTCGTTGGTGGGCGCAGGCGTTTCGAGTGATGCGACCTTCTGCTCTGCAGTAGCCAGCTGATCACGCAGTTCGCGGATCGTCTGAGCCATGCGGGGCATCTCTTTCGCAAGACGACCCTCAGCCACTTTGGCGCGTTGCTTCCAGTGGTCAAGGTCGCCGCTCTCATCGGCGGATTTATCGGCAGGCGCCTGATCTGTTTTCGCGGGTTCCGCAGGCGGAGCGCTGTCGACAGGTTCAGTCGGTTTCGGATCAGTCGGTTCAGCAGGTGCTGGATCGACGGCTGGTGCTGGAGCCGGTGGTGTGGTGCCATCCGGAGTTCCATACGCTTGTTGGTACGCTTGTTCCGCAAGCTCGGCTTGCTTCTCAACTGCTCTTGGTAGTCGTGACATTAAATTTCCTCTGAGCCATGTCCTACGCGCAAGAGAGCCTCATCGGAGTCTCTGCCTACGTGACCGGAGTTCAGGGCGGGTTGATGCCGGGTTTCCCCGGCGGGTTACCTGTGTTCAGTCGAACACAGCTTTATCAGGTCGGAAAGCGCGAGGCAGTAGCCCTGCAGCTTGTGAGCCTGGACTGCGGCGGTTGCCGCCTCCAGGTCATCTCGCTTCGCTTCCCGCTCCTGAATGAGGTACTGCACGAAGTGTTGGAAGTCTGAGTCCCGTCTCAGGCGTTCAACGACTTCGCGCTGTTTTGGTGTGATCACTTCTTGAATGAGGCGCGCTGCCAGGACATCTTGTCCCAGTGTTGCGGCATCGGCTGGACCATCCCGCCGTTAGCCATACCGGCGCTATAGCCGGGGCGCTTTCTCATTTCGTCAAGCTGCTCGTCAGTGAACTGGTTGAGCGGAACCTCTGGACCGGGGGCTGTCATGTTGCTTTCCGGCGTCTTCTTCATGTTCCCAGCCAAGACATCGCGCAGCAGTTCATCCTGCTTTTCCATGCGCTTTTGACTGTCCTGGTAGCGCTTCGCTGCCAGTGCGCCCTGACCTGCGCCAGAGACGAATGATGCAAACTTTCCCATGTGATCTCCTATTGCAGCATCGGAGGCTGCGGTTGTTGGGGCGGCTGCGGCTGAGCTTGTTCGGCTGCAGCTGCGGTAGCCTCCTGCTGCGCGCGCTGAGCCATCAGAATCTCATCAGGCTTCGGCACGATCTTGTCGACATCGATGTTCAAGGACTTGGCGGTCTCGCGCAGAAGCTCTGCACGACCAGCGGGTCCGATGATCTGCATGTCGAATGGGTTGGCAGTCAGCTGCATGAACTCATTGCGGCGCTGCTGTTGGGTCTCCTTGAGGAGGGTCCCGACGATCCCGGAGGCGACGATCTGCATGTCGCCCTTGATGCTGACATCGTCGTCATAGATCATCAAGTGGTCGTAGAAGCGAGTGAGCATTTCGGACGTTGCTTTGTCCAGGCTCAGGATCGCTTGCTTGATGCCCTTGGCTGCGTTCTCCATCAGCATGCTCAAGCCGCTTGCGGTGCGTCCAGCGCCACTGACGTTGCTGCTGCCGTAGACGTAGTTCGGCACCCCGGTGACCTCATCAGCCACCTTCTGGAAGTACTGAAGGACGTTCATCAGCGTCTCAGCGTTCATGTTGGGCTGGAAGAAGCGAACAGCGGGTTGTCCGCCGCCAGTGCGGTCAGACGTCGTCTGCCAAATCTTCCAGGGGTACATCGAGGTCAGGTTCTCGCCATCAGGCAAGCGGTCAACGCTGACCTCCACCTGGGGACCTGACGCGATGCCCATGTTGTTCGACAAGGCGCGAGCGGCACCGTTGCAGATAACCTGGGTGTCTCGCATGATCTCTGGCAGAGCCATGCCCCAGAACGCACCAGGGATGTTCTCCCAGGCTGCTTTGCTGTACGGACGACGCCCAAGCGGATCAGGGTTCTTGATCGCCTTGATCGTGTGCGCGCCGACCTTCCAGCAGTTGACCTCGTACTCAACGTGATCCTCAACGTCCTTCATGCCCCACTCGCGGAGCATGTAGCCCGAAGCGGAGCCCCAGAACTCGACGGCTTCGATGATCTCAGTGCCGATCAGCGTGTTGTTCCTGCCCTCAAGCAGGTGGCGCTCAGAGTCGCCCTGCTCCATGTTGCGCAGACCGCCACGCCCGTACTGCTCAAGCGCTGCGCGGATAGCGTCGTCGTTGTACCCAGGAACGCCGATCAGTTTGGACAGCGATGCCCGCGTCAATTGGTGGCGCTGGATGAAGTAGCCGTCCTGCGGCGTCACCGCGTTGGGAGAAGGGAAGCAGTCATAGGGTGACACACGCTCGAACGACTCGCTGATGTCCTCAAAGACCTCCGGCTTCCAGCCTTTGGTCCAACGCATCTGACGTCGTTGCTTGATGACCGGACCCTTGATTACGCATGACGGGAAGGTCACAAAGTCATAGATGACTTCCGACATCGTCTCCGACCAGCGCGCGTCAGTGAGCTTGTCCAGCATGCGACGCTCCATGTTCATGGCGGCGTTCTTGGCAAGCTCGTTCATGCGCTTGGTGACCGTGTCGTACAACTCCTTCATCCGAGCATTGATCGCTCGCGGGTCAATCGCCATGCCTTGCTGGGACACGGCGTCAGCTTCCATGACGACGGTCTCGATGATTCCCTCGCGCATTTCGCTGGGCAGCGAAGGCTCAGCAGTGGGCTGCAGGCTCCAGCTTGATCCGGTGCCCGACAACAGCACGTCTTTAATCCATGACTCGGCTGCGCGGCACTTGATGTCCGTGAGCATCATGTAGATGTCTGAGCCACCAGTCTGGCGAATCAGTGCGAGCTTGTCGGGGTCATACTCACCACGGCGCTGGCGCTCGCAGCGAAGCAGGCGCTCGGTGATGTCAGCTTTGGCAGACTTGGCTTCGGTGTAGCAGCGGTCGATGTAGGCGCTCAGGGAGAGAACAGCAGGTTCCTCCTTGATCTGCTCCTTCTCGACGTCGCGCCGCAACCTCAGTGATTCAAGTGCCATGTCGATTCCTTAGACCCAACCGGCAGCTACCGGGTGGTTGTGTACTGTTTTTGAGCGAATAGGGTTCATCTCGGACCTCATCTGGAGACACCCGTACTGAAGGGCGTCGTGTATGTGTGAAAACTTGTCCTTCACCGGACGGTCTTTGAACCGCGCAGAGCCAGAGACTCGAAGTCGCTCGTAGCGGTAGCCGCCGTTGAACCCTTTCCTCAGCATCTTGCAAGAGGGGTCTAGGACAAACCCAGGCTCTCCGCCGGACATCCGCTGCAGGAAGTAAGCAACGGACTCGCGTCGAGCCACAAATTCATTGGTCGGAGCAGGCTCACAAAGGATGCCAAGCTCCATCAGTTCCTGCATGCAGGTCTTCTCATCGGTCTGGCTGCGCATGTTCCCAGCGGGGTCGCCAACAGCCTCGACGCGATGCTTCGAGTACTCGCCTCTGATCACCGGGCGGACAACCTCGGAGTAGAACTGCCGGATGCCCATGTCCTCGGAGACCAACTCCTTGAGGACCAACAGCTGTCCGCGACTGTTCATCTGCAGGAAAGCGCAGGCTGGGGTCAGACCAAAGTCAAACGACAGCAAGATTGGCATCCCTTGGATCGGCGTGATCGCCATCTCCGACAGATGCACTCTTTCGTTCCACTCCGGATAGACAGGCTTGCCATCCATCGTGGTGCCGTACTGCCCCAGCAGGAACACCCTGATCCAGTCTTCGGTCTTGCCGTACAGCTGGTTCAGGTAGTACTGATACCCGAGGCTGTGGTTCTGGATGTTCTCAGCCTGCGGGTTCGGCACGTACTGTTGGTACGTGGGCGACTTGGGGTCCATGTCCTGGATCAAGCCACCTGGCTGCTTGAAGAACCGGAAGATTTCCGGGCGCTCTTCTTCAGCCAGCTTGTACCACCAGGAGTCATCGTCAGGCGGGTTGGTGTCCATGATCACACCAGTCCAGCTGGGACCGCCGTTGCGCTTGGAGGGGAAGCGACCGACACGCTGAGTCAGCATGTCCAGAACCGCCTTCTCCATCTCGCTGGCTTCGTTCATCCAGCCGCCGGTCAACTCCAAGGACCTCAGCTTGCCGACATCATCAGGGCGATCCAACGCCATGAAGATGACCTCAAGCTCAAGTCCCGTTCCATCCCCGATGTCGGAGATGTTGATGTTCGACGTGATGGGCGTGTCCCACTTCATCGTCGCCAAGTCCTGATACCAGTCCATCCACGTCTTGATCGTGGTCGACTTCAGTTCAGGGTATGTGTTTCTGCAGATCGCCCAGCGTGAGCGCCTCACACCATCAGGTCCAGGCATTTGCTCCAGGGCTCGGGACAGAACCTCGAAGCAGCATGCAGTCGACTTGCCCGATCCGACAGGACCCATCAGACCGCGCACGAACGAGTTGTCTTGATGGAAGGCTTCAGTTATCGGACCAGGGGCTTGGTAGTTGACGTTCATCAGGTGGTATTACCTTTGGCGGTTTTCGTTTGATC